ATAATCACGCCGTGGAGTTCATCGCGGCCGGCATCCTCCCGGTCCCAATGGGCCGGGAGTTGATCGGTTGGATCCATGAACTCCGGGACCGATTTTACAGGGAGGTCAACCAGGCGCCGGTGATGCCGCTTCATTATTGTTACGAACACGATCAGGAACGGGAACCGAGCAAGATCGGCAAATGGGGACACATACTCCCGAAACAGGCCGACGAGGACGAGGATGCCTACTGCGTAGAGAACCGGGAAGGCTGGAGGGTATTCGATGGAAGCCAACGCTAGAACCTCCACCCGGCCCGGATATATCTTCGATCATCACAAAAAGCTGGTTGAAGAGCTGTATTCCATCCTCGACCTGGCCGCGGTGGAGTATGACCACTCAATGGATGTGGTGGACGACTTCACGGCATACCTCAAGGACTGGGCGCGACGGAGGGACGAACGATAGACGATTCTCGTGGGTGGGCCGAGCTTATCGGCCCACTCCGAGAGTTATCTATGGGAGGTGGGATGAGTATCAAGATAATGTCCCAGGTCTGGGAGTTGGACATCGACCATAGCGAGATGATCGTCCTTCTGGCGATGGCCGACCACGCCGACGACGACGGTCAGAACTGCTACCCAAGCAACGCATATCTCGCCTGGAAAACCGGGTACTCCGACCGCCAGGTCCGCCGAGTCCTCCGGACCCTGGAATCCATCGGCATCATTACCAGGGTAGCCCATGAAGAAGGGGGTCGAGGACTCGCCACTGAATACCGCCTAAACCCGGAAAAGGGGGACAAAAAGTCCGCCTTTATTGCTGACAAAAGGCGGACATCTACGACACAAAAGGCGGACATCCTGTCCGAAAAGGCGGACATGGGTGTCCGAAAAGGCGGACATAGCTATGTCCCCCCAACCATCAGTAACCATCAACTAAACATCAAGGAATCATCAGAGGACGGCGCCACCGCCGATTTCGATTATCCGGAATGGTTCCAACCGCTGGTTAGTCTGAAGGGTTTCAAGGTGACCGCTCACAAGAACGCCATTATCTCCGTCCGGGAGGGATGCGAGGAAGCTGGCGTCAACGAGGCCGAGATCGTCCTGGCCTTCGCGGAATATTATCGGGGCGGCGGTCGGTCTACCAACGGCTGGAGTGATCCCGTCGCGGCCCTGGTCAGGACGCTTCCCGTCCAGATAGCCAAAACCCGGAAAGGTCATCCGAAGTCCAATTCGTTAAATATCGATTATGCGGCATTGAAAGCCGAGGTGGAGGCCAGACAAGGAGGTTCGCAATGAAACGAGTGGGGGATGATTTCGGTGGTGTCACGGCGGTGAGTCGCATCAGGTCAGGATGCGAAGCGTTACCCAATGATGGTCAATGTCCGATCTGTTTCTATTTCGATGCGTCCCATCCCGATGTCCGGCGGATATTACTGGACAAGGATCCTAAAGGGCGAGAATTGCATATAGCCCGTTGTAAATGTGCTAGGGAAGAAGACTTAAAAGCCGCCAGGGACCATTTCCGATATGGACAGGCCCAACTCCCGGCGTCGAATCGCACCTTCGACAGTTTCAATGCAAAGCCGGGGACGGCCGACATGGTGGACGCTGCGCGGAGATTCATTAACCGGGAGGGGCCAAGGATGTTAGTCCTGGTTGGTCAGACTGGAACGGGGAAAAGTCACATACTGGAATCCATCGGACGGAAAGCCCTGGATGCTGGACGAACCGTCCGATATGACTTGACCTCAACATTCTTGAATCGACTCCGGCACACATACGATTCGGACGCCGGGGATGATGTTCATACACTCATGAATTGGTATTATCTGCAGGACACCCTTTTGGTAGATGACATCGGATTGGAATCTTCGACTCCGTGGGTCCAGGAGCAATTAACGACGTTGGTGTCGGAGCGATTGAACTCCACCAGATGGACGGCCATCGCGACAAACCTCGACAAAGGCCGACTAGCTGACCAGATGGGGGAACGGCTGGCGTCGAGATTGTACGCCACGAATCCGGAGTTGTCGGAGGTTGCCCTGGTGATCAACACCGCGAAGGACTATCGGTCATGATCAGGACTTGCCCAGAATGTGGCGGGGACATGACGGTCGAACGATCACGACCGGACCCGCACGAACCGCCGGTCACACTCCTTGTTTGCGGATGCGGCAATCGTGAGCCGTTGCCGGCGGACATCGAAGCCGACCTGGACAATCGACCCCGGATGCCGGGATTTTGAGGAGGTGGTATGTCTAATGTTATTTGATTTTCAAGAAGCTATCATCGATTGGGCTGTCGGGCGTGAACGGTGCGCGATCTTCGCGGATTGTGGCCTTGGTAAAACTATCATGCAACTTGAATGGCTCCGTCGTATCGGAGGCCGTGGTCTTGTCGTTGCACCATTGGCAGTGGCACAACAGACCCGTTATGAGGGGCGCAAATTTGGATTAACCGTATCCTATATTCGTGACGCCGCAGACATAGACGGACCCGGTCTCTATGTCACCAATTATGAGATGGTTGATCATTTCCCGGCGGAATCCATAGATGCCATTGTGTTGGATGAAAGTTCGATCTTGAAATCCATCGATGGCAAGACGCGCGGCAAACTGATAGAGATGTACCGTGATGTGCGATACCGCCTATGCTGTACCGCCACGCCGGCACCGAATGATGTTACCGAGCTTGGCAACCATGCTGAGTTCCTCGGACAAATGACCAATGCTCAGATGTTGGGGACGTTCTTTGTGAATCGAGATGGCGAATGGGAATTGAAAGGTCATGCGGTCGAGGCTTTTTACGAATGGATGGCGACCTGGTGCATGATGTTTACAACTCCAGATCAATTGGGATTTCCGAGCAATGGATACCATCTTCCGCCGTTAAACGTTGATCCGGTATTCGTGGATGTTGACCATGCCAGTTATGCACAGGCGACTGGTCGATTATTCGTGACTGGTATGGCTGGAGTAGAGGGGCGACTGTTGGCTCGTCGCATGACGATGGATGAAAGAGTGAAACGGGCTGCGGAGATCATTGGCGCATCGGACGAGCAATGGGTCGTATGGTGTGGACTGAATGACGAGGGTCGGCAATTACATCGATCATTGGATGATTCGGTATTGGTGGAAGGCGCCGATTCTCTGGAAGATAAGATACGAGACATTGGTAAGTTTTTTGATCAAAGCAAACGAGTGCTTATCACCAAAGTTCGCATTGGAGGCTTTGGTCTCAATCTTCAGCATTGCCACAATATGATGTTCCTGGGTATCTCTGATAGTTATGAGCAATATTACCAGGCCATCCGCCGGTGCTGGCGATTCGGTCAGGAGTCCCCGGTCAACGTGATAATCCTAACGTCAGATATAGAGAGGGTCGTTTTGGAGAATGTGCAAAACAAGGAACGAGAGCATCAGCTTACAGTAACGGCAATGGCGGGTCGGGTGGCCGATTATGACCGGCTGGCATTGAATGGACAATCGGCGGCATCTCAAGAATACGACCTCCAAGAACCTATCGAATCTGCAGATTATCGATTGATCCACGGAGATTGCCGGGAACAATTAGCGGCGATGCGCCCGGACTCCATCGATTTTACGATCTTTAGTCCACCGTTCCTCGATCTATTCAGTTATTCCGCCGATCCGCGTGATCTGGGGAATAGTCGTGATGATGATGAGTTTGGATCGATGTATCAAGAAGTAGCGGATGGTTTATTGCACGTTACCAAGAAAGGCCGATTGGTGGCGGTCCATGTGGCCCAGGTGCCGGCTAAACTGGCGCATGATGGATTCATAGGTCTGAAGGATTTCCGGGGACTTATTATCCAGATTATGACAGATGCGGGATTCGACTATCACGGCGATGTCACGATTGATAAGAATCCCCAAGCTCAGGCCATCCGCACCCATAGTAAAGCCCTCCTTTTCAAACAACTTAAAAAGGATGCTTCATGGTTGAGGCCTGGATTGGCCGATTTTATCCTGGTTTTTCGCAAACCCGGAGAATCGAGCATTCCCATCCATCCGGACATCACCAATGAGGACTGGGTCACATGGGCGCATCCGGTATGGTACGGATTGAGGGAAAGTGACACGTTGAATAAGGCCGAAGCCCGGACTGAAAAAGACGAGAAACATATCGCACCGTTGCAGCTTGGAGTTATTGAGCGGTGTATTCGGCTTTGGAGCAATCCAGAAGATACGGTCCTGAGTCCATTCGCTGGCATTGGATCGGAAGGATATGTGGCATTAGAGCATGGCCGCAAGTTTCTAGGCATCGAATTAAAGCCCGAATATTTCAAAGTCGCGGGGAAGAATCTGGAGAAGGCGATCGGAGAACGTACCCAAATGGTGATGCCTTTAGTAATTAGTTAATGACATCCAAGCGGATACGTTATGCTTCCATCAAGATTGAAGTCCCGCTGGAATATCTCACCGGCCACGGGGAAGAACCCGAATCGGAAGGGTGGGATCTGATCCAGGCGAATCTCTCCAAACATCTGGACGGGCTTTCCAGATTCCCGGCGTTGATGCCCACGGCGTCTTTCGCCAGATGGGACGACGAATTCCTCCACGCCAAACCGCGGCGGTATTGTGTGGCTTGTCATTCCGGGATCGTTCGCGGTCCTCATGTCACATTCTGCCAACGATGCGACGAGATCAGACCATGATGCAACTCATCACCGAGAAGGAATTTCAAGGAACAGTGATCGACATGGCGCGGACCTTCGGCTGGATGGTGGGATTCACCCATGATTCCCGTCGATCCGAACCTGGAGAACCCGACCTCCGGCTGGTACGTCCTCCACGAGTCATCTTCGCCGAACTCAAGACGGTCAAGGGGAAGTTAAGTAAAGGCCGATGGAGCAATTCCGGGCGTTGGCTCCCAGGTCAAGACGAGTGGGGAGAAGCCCTGGCATCCTGTCCTTGGGTCGAATATTACCTCTGGCGACCGGACGACAACATCGAAGGGATCTTGCGGTGATCAGGAAACGCTCCAAGAAAACGGCCAAACTCTACCGGACCGAGCGAGTCCCGCTGGTCAAGCGGCTTCTGTCCGAGATCTTCAACTGCGAACGATGCGGACAACGTAGCCAGGTGGTTCACGAAAGACTGACACGGGCCAGGGGAGGGTCGATCACGGACCCGGCTAATTGCGTTGTCCTTTGCAATCCCTGCCATGATTGGATCCACGCCCATCCCCGGCAAGCCACCCAGGACGGTTGGTTAACGAGGCGGGTTGATCGTGTCTTATGAATGGGGCGCGAATCGAACCGTCCGCGTCACCGTGGACGTCGGCGGTTATCAATGGCGGATCCACGGCGCTCCTGACCGAAACTGGTGGGTTTGTCACCTGGTGGAATTGCTGGGCTCGTGCAAACTGGACGTTCCCATCGACAAGAGATTGCGGGAGAAGCTGCGGGAGAAACTGGCAAGTCAACTCGACCTGGCGGTGGACGAGATCAAGCCGATCTCGGCAGATTTGATCCTGACTTAGGAGTCGTTATGGCATGGATACACATCCCCTCAATACCCTCGACCTTTTCTCCGGATACGGTGGGTTTCAACTTGGGCTTCGACTCGCCGGAATCCCCATCCGGACCGTCTGCTACGTCGAGTGGGACAAGTACTGCCAGCAAGTCATTCGCCAGCGTCAAATCGATGGATTTCTCGATGACGCTCCCGTCTGGGATGACATCAAGTCATTCGACGGGCGACCCTGGCGTGGACGAGTGGATATCTTGTCAGCTGGCTTCCCCTGCCAACCCCACTCAAACGCCGGACTCCGCAAGGGGGCCGGTGATGACCGGAACCTCTGGCCCGATACGCTCCGAATCATCAGGGAAGTGGGACCAAGAATCGTCATCCTGGAGAACGTCCCAGGCATCCTTGTGGGATCTGATAGACGGCCACCATATGGGGGCATTGTGGTCGGAGAGTTGGCCGACGCAGGGTATGACGCGGAATGGCGAGTTGTATCCGCTTCGGCCGCAGGCGGACCGCACCTCCGCAAACGGTGGTGGCTCCTGGCATATCCCAGCGCCGACCTCGGCGGATGTTTACACGGGGAATCTGGAGTCCTCGCAGCAATCTGATGACTCCATGCACTCGGTGAGCCTGCCGGATTTCGTTCATCGCTGGCCTACGCCTGACAGCAGCCCACGAGGGGCCCGGGCCAGCGACCTGGTAGCCGACAACGGCCGCTCAGTCGCTCGACGCACGAGCGGTCAACAGCGAGGGATTGATTTGCAAACGTCGGTCAAGATGTTCCCAACTCCGAGGGCTGGCAAGACCAGCGACGAGGACGAGGAATCCTGGCTGGCGAGACACGCCGCCGGCAAGGTCGCCACGCCACCGCTGGCATTGGCGGCGAGGATGCTCCCCACGCCCTCATCCGGCGGGGAGAGCGGAGGGCCGCACGGCATCCGGGGCGGGAGTTGGGCGAAGGCAAAGCTGGTCGAGACATTCGGGGAGGAGCAAGCCGTCGCCATGAGCGGCGGCTCCCTCTCGCCCGATTGGGTATCCTGGCTCATGGGTTTGCCCATAGGCTGGACATCACTGGAGCCGCTGTCTCAAGAGGACTACGACGAGTGGTTCCAGGCCCAACGGGACGGGACATGGTGGCAAGAGGAGCGGGGATTACCGAGGGTAGCGACCGGCATCAAGGACAGGGTCAACCGGCTCAAGTGCCTGGGCAACGGGATAGTCCCGGCGAGTCTGGCGTTGTTTCTCAGATGACCGATAAAAGATGCGCCCACCATTGGCGGATAGCGCCGGCGGGTCAACGCTGGAGTGATGGCACTTGTCTTCGATGCGGTGAGGAAAGACAGTTCGACAATGCGCCTTTGATGCAGGACGAATTCTCTCGGTCGCGGCAGATCCGGGCGGAGAGATTGCGGGAGGATTAAATCTGATACCGTTGGCAGTATTTCCAAGCGAATATTATATGCTATATGGTAGAATCCACCCATGCAAGACCGCGTTAAAGAATTGCGTCGCGTCCCCGCTTCCGAACTCCGGGCAAACCCTAAGAACTGGCGTAGACATCCACCGGCCCAGCAAGCCGCCCTTCGCGGAGTGTTGGAGGACATCGGCTTCGCGGACGCGGTCATAGCCAGGGAAACGCCCGATGGATTAGAACTGATAGACGGCCACCTCCGGCAAGAGGTCATGGGTGACCAACCTGTCCCGGTCCTCATCGTTGACGTGACCGAGGAAGAAGCGGACAAGATACTCCTGACCCACGACCCGCTGGTGATGATGGCCCACGCCGACCAGGACCAACTCCTCCACCTACTTCGCGACACTCAGTTCGCCGACAAAGCGGTTAACGACATGCTGGAAGCCGTCGCTAACGGGGAACGGTTCCCGATGCCGGACCTGACCGAGCCGATCCCGGAAAATGCCTATACGCAGACCGTTGATATCCCAATCTATTATCCTACCGGACCGCAACCGGCCATTGATGAGTTGATTGACCGAAGTACCGCCGATGAGCTAATCGGTCAGATAAGACAAGCGGAATTGCCCGCAGATATTGAAAACTTTCTTTTGGATGCTGCCGAGCGGCATGTTGCGTTTAACTTTCAACGCATTGCCAATTATTACGCTTATTCCTCCCCGGACATCCAGGCATTGATGGAGCGGTCGGCCCTGGTGATCGTCGATTATAACCAGGCCATTGAGAATGGGTTTGTCCGGCTCAAAGAGGACATTGACGCGGCATTTGCCGAGGATTATCCGTATGCGTGAGGACTTTTGTGCGTTCATCCTGACCCATGGCCGACCGGATAAAGTAATTACATACCGGTCGCTACGAACTCACGGTTATACCGGGAAGGTCTTTATCGTGATCGATGATGAGGATGAGGACGGCGAGGAGTACAAGCGAATCTATGGTAACGATGTCCTGGCATTCTCCAAGGATGAGGTCGGACGCTATACCGACCAGTTCGACAACTTCTCCGACCGGCGGTCTGCCCTCTGGGCGCGGAACGCTTGCTGGGACTTGGCAAAGCGGATGGGGTATCGGTACTTTATCCAACTTGACGATGACTATACCCATTGGAAATACCACAGAATGGGGAAAGGCCACCGACTGAGTTCTTCAATAGCTGAAGAATACCACGCCTGGAAAACCAAGAACCTTGATGCGGTCTTTAGTGCGTTGGTCAAACTCGTTGAGACCACGCCAATCAAAACAGTTGCACTATCTCAGGGCGGCGACCATATAGGAGGCGAGGAGTCCAGACGGCGATTCCGGCGGAAGGCGATGAATAGCTTCGTTTGTGATACGCAAAAGCCGTTCTTGTTTCGAGGGCGGATTAATGACGATGTCAATACTTATGTCTCCCTTGGCCGCACCGGGGATTTATTCTTTACTACTCTGCATGTACAACTTGAGCAACTTCAGACCCAAACGAATCCCGGCGGGATGACCGAGCTATATCTGGACTCTGGAACCTATGTAAAATCGTTTTATACGGTCATGGCGGCCCCGTCTTGCACAACAATCGGGCTCATGGGACGCTTCAATAAGCGGCTTCATCACAAGATTAACTGGCGAAAGGCGGTCCCATTGATTATCCCGGCGCCGAAGTTGGTCACTGGATAAGTCATGGCTTTACAAAACGGAACAAAGATAGGCGCCGAATTAAGACGCTCTCAGGTCTTGCAATTGAAGCAAGCCGGGGCGTCCGAGCAAGCCATCGCCGACCAGCTCGGCGTATCTAAAACCCAGATAAACAACGATGTCAAGCGTCGATTGGCGGAGATTCGGAAGGGTGACACCGAGGCGGTCGAGCAAGAATATACCCTTCAGAAGTCACGATATGAACGACTACTTCTCCGATGGTGGAGTCAAGCCACCGGCCCCGATGATACCCAAGCGGCAAGGGCGACCGGGATAGTTCTGGACATCCTCCGGCGCCTGGACACCATCGGCGGACTTGTTCCTGACAAGCCATTGATCCAACTCCAGCAACAGAACGTCATGGTCGGCGGCGCGACCTTTGCGGATCTACTTCGCGAGGCGATGGACGGCGCCGGCCAGATAGTGGAGGGAGAACGTGAGGTCGCGAATGCTGGGACTGATCTGGCCGTGGGCCAAGAAGACAGGGCGGACGGTCAAGAGCTATGACAAGATCGGACGCCTC